GTCACTTACATCAACAAATCCACTCTCTATACCTTGCTCTACTAAATCAAAGCCGTCCTGTGTCTGTAATCCCTTTCCGTCTTGTGTTGTTAACCTATCTCCTCCACTATATTTCCTAAAAGGAGTTGTTGTGTCATTTACATCTGTCCAGTTTGTCATTATAGTCCTCCATAATTATCTACCATAGCTATTGTTCCACCACTATCAATGTTTCTCTCTACAATGTTGTTCTCCATCTCATCTAATCCCATATTAAACTGTGCCATCATGTTATTACCCTCGTTAGGTAGTCCTAGTGTATATTTCCCCTTGGCACTTGCATAAAGGGTTAGTAAGTGGTCATAATCCAATGGAAGTCCTGATGTGTCATCATCTGCACTCATATCAGCAGGGTTTTCTACATAAATCATATACAACCCATCTTCAACTGATGTTGTTGGTGCTGGTCGCAGTTCAAACATATTGCCTAAAATTGTGTATTTAGGGTCTACTTGAGAATAAATGTCTATATTAGGGTCTCCTATCTCTGTTAAATCTATCTGGTCTACTTTAACTCTGTCCGTAGCATTAGCATATCCTATCTCTAGCCTTACAAACTTCCTAAAGTCTTGTGGTAGTGAATAAAGAGACTGATTAGCAACTGTATCAGCCTTAGCAATCCTTAAAAAGTAGTTTTGTCCTAATGTTAGAAGTCTGTTTAACACAAGGTCTCTTGCAGTATTAAGGTCTCTCTTAACCTGTGTGCTAGTTACCGTGCTATTAGCCCCTATTGTCATATTGAGCAAATCTCCCACTTCTGTCTGCATTTGCGAGAATGTCATTGTATTATCAAATCAATTAAATCATCCTCGTATCACCTTATATATAATTATACCATAGCTACAACAACTCCCTTTGGGTTTCTTCTGGCAGAATACTCTTATATAACTTGACTAATTTACCTGCCTCCTTGCTAATTTCCCTCTCATTCTTAACCCATTCTTGACCTATTTTAACCTTGTTTTGAGCCTTTTTAGACTTAATATCCTCTATCATAGCCCTTAATTGCTTCTCAAACTCTACATTGTCCTTGTATGGGTAACTATTCTCCTCTGTTACGACCTTTGAGTACGGTAGCATGTTCTTTACTACACTTGGCAACCCCAAAGCAGTAAATTCTACAAACTTTATCTCGCTTTTGTACTCGTTGAATGGCTTACTCTCCAATGGAATGATTGCTCCATCCAGTCCTAGGGTCTTTAACTTGAATGTATAGGCCTTAAATGGATACCATGGGTATCTTGTTATTCTATCGGCTATGTCTATAAACTGATTCTTGTAATAACTACCTACTATATGCAAAGTAACCTCAGGATAATCTTTTAACACCCTTACTAATGGCTCTTTTATCTCTTCCCAGTCTCCCAAGTGGCTTACTCCACCCTGCCAACCTAGTCTAATCTCCCCCTTCTTCTTGTCTTTTGGTATAAACTCCCCCTCAGGGTATAAATCGTAATTAAGAGCATTGTGTACTATTCCACCCTTTACTTCCTTGCCACCGAACTGTAAGTAATACTCCAATAATTTCTCCACTGGTGTTGTTATTAAATCAGCGACTGCTAACATATACAATAACCCCATTTGCCCTGATAGGTTCCTGTACCTATTGAAGTTCTCAGTCAGCCCCGTTACCCATATTGGCTTAAGTTGCCCGTCTACAACCGCCCAAGTGTCTTCTGTGCCAAACTCTCCATAATGCTCTGAAGTTGGCAATACCTCCATTGTATTGTCGTCATGGTCAAAGACTATCTTCTTCTCAGGGGCTATCTCTTCTTTTATCTTTTTTACATAGGGCAAGTCAAGCAATCTTGCCACTATAATGTCTGCATCTTTAATACACTCTATTACTCTGTCCCCACTTTCTTTATTATCCAATAAGATACTTCTAACATCACTCCTCAATTGCAGGGCCTCATGGAACTGGCGTATTCTATACCAACCACAACCCCCCTCATCAGCAGGTAAAAATAAGACTTGTAGGGGTCTTTTCCCTTTTGTTTTGGATTTCTTGGACATAATATCCTCGTAATAATTTATATTCCTAAATAGTGTTAGGATCTACTGTTAAACATAATCTCCCCTGCTCGTCCTTTACAAAGGCTTCCTTAAACTTTACAGGGTTGGTAATAACATCATCCCCCCACACCTTTTTAGCTACATAATACATTTCTCTTGGGATAATAGCTTCTAGCCTCCAATCTCTACTCTTACTGAACCCATCACCCCTACTTGCTCTCATCTTTGCGTTTCTCTCAAACACCCCATCAAAATCATTCTTTAATCCCCTCGCCATCTTCTCCTTCCTTATCTTCTCTATTCTCTCTCCAATGGCTTTAGCTAATATTTGCTCCTGCTCTTTATTCTTAGGGGCTAACTTAAGAAGAATATCCTCTACCTCCTCCTTGCTTCTACCTGTTAGCTTCTTCCCACTTGGGTCTACCAATGTCATATATCAATTATACCATTAAAAAGAAAAGGGAGAGGTTGCCCCCTCCCCTTCTCAAAGAATTAAAAGTAAAAACTACTAAACTGCTAGTCTAGTCATTTTACCATTCATCTTCTCTGCCCTTGCCTCTAAGGTCAGTTCACCAATCAAGACTCCATTCTTTGCATCAGCAGTCTCTGGAGTATCTATCTTTTTAACTGGTCTTAGTTGTGCTACAGCCCACATATCTTTTTGTAGGACTGCTAACTCGGTATCGGCAATCTGACTGTCGCCTTCAACCATAAGTCTTCCAAATGGAGAAGAGTATACCAACATCTGAGATGTAAACTCTTTATTTCCATCATTGTAAGTCCTGTCTGAACTCATAAGCTGTGCAAGTTTGTTTACTTGAGTATATGAACCAAGTAACCAGTCTGGTCTTCCACCATTCTTATAACAATCCTGGATTAAGCTATTAAGCTCTGCCTCTGTTAAGGCCCTTCCAGTCCCTGTCCCTGAGGATATATTGGTGGTAATGAATCCCATGATTCCCTTTAACTCCCTACCAGTTCCAGATGCTCCTGAGTTACCGGAACCTGTGACTAGAGCTTTCTCTATATCTCTACCGATAGCCTCTAAGGCAACCTGAACCCTGAATGCGTATTCATCTTCCATTCCTGCTGGGTCTACCGCCTGTTGGGTGTTAGATACTTGGAATGTTTTTCTGAATATCTGGGTATAGTTTGTTAATCTACTTGGTGCAGTTAATGCTCCGTAAGTATATGTGTCACCTTCTATCTGTGCGTTTACGGCGGCACTGTCATGCTCGTATGTACTCCACTCGTGAAGGGTGTTCTTTGCAGATACCTTTCTGAGCTTTGAATACACGGGTGTCGTCATGTCTCCAATTTTTGTTAAGACGTCAGTCAAATCTTCATGATTTGTTCTTGCGTCGTATGTCTGATATACAGCCATTTTAGTAATTCTAATAATTAAAAGTCCCCGATAATACAAGGACCAAACAGTCTATAAAAGCACAGCGACTATTTACGCCTTCCCAATGTCTTTACCTTGCCTAAATGTTAAGACTTTGGCATTGGTGCATGCTTTTTAAGAAACTGTGTAAAGTCTCTTGTTCTTGAAGCCGCTTCAAGTTCTGAACTTCTGGTGTCATCCACCTGGTTCATTCCCCCTTGCTGCTTCTCGGAATATGTAGAACTTCTCTGTTGCTTTGCTCTAGCCTCTGCTATCTGGTCTAAGTGTTTTAACTTATAGGCCGTCTCGGGGTCAGATATAAACTGCCCTGTTTTAGCCAACTCATCCATATAAGCGGCGACTTCGGTTGCGACAAACCTTGGCATTCCATCAGAACCATCGTACTTACCTTCCAAACGATTACACTCCGAGATAAACATATTTGCTGCCTTCTCTTCCTGCATAATCTTTTGCTGTTCTTCCTTAGTAACAAACCCTAGCTTCTTGAGTGTCTCTTTTGCGACCTCTAATTGCTGTTGTTGAGCCTGTTCGTCAGGAGTCATACTGGCAAGTCTTTGGGCTTCTTCCTGTTGTGCCCTAAGCTCTGCTAATTCCGCTTCGTACTTCTTAGCCTTCTCATTAACTTCTGCAAACCTATCATAAGGAATGCTCTTAGTCTCTGGGGCCTTAGTACCATCCTGTATTCCCTCACTGGTGGTTTCCGTCTTCTCTGACGATTCAATAGAAGTATCTACAGTGCTTGTTTCTACTGGTGCTGAATCAGTAACGGGAGCTTCCGTTGTTGTGTTTACAGCTATTGTGTTCTCCTCCATAACTTTTCCCACATTTTAACGACTTCAGTGTCGGTTGGGTTATTAAATTTAACTATAAAGAGCGATTAGTGGATACTCTCCACTGAGCAACAGGCCGAGGATAGACCTGCTGCGCAATAAAGACTATCCTTATTTAATTATAACACGACCCTACACTTGTAACTCCATCCCCTCTGGCAGCGGTGCGTCAGGGTCTACCTCACCCATTCCCATTGGCATTGGTGGCGTTTGCTCTTCTGCTATTCTTTCCTTTTCTTCTTCTGCGTCTATATTAAGATTCTCCAATAGGGTCTGCCTACTTACATCCCCACCTGCTCTTAGGGCCATTAGAATGTCTCTCTTGGCCTCCTTTGTATGAGCAACTCCACTTGTGATTCTTACCTTGACCTCTGGGTTGGAAGGAATAGCTACTACCTTTAGAAGCCTCTCTATATCTACTGGTGGTTGCCCTCCACCTAGTACCCCGTAATATTCCCCATTTGAAGCCCTAAATGGCTTTGTAAGTAACTGATACTCATACCCTAGTTGTAGTATATCCTCCCCTAGCTTTGCCAAGCAGTTGGCTAAGTTGTTTACAAGGTCAGATAACTGATTGAAGTTAGAGGCAATTAAAGTCTCAATAGCAATGCCACTTTTAACCCCAGTCGGAGTCTGTCCTATAAATGCCTCGTTAGCTGCTCCTATCATTTGAATATACATTCCAAGTGCGTCTATCTGCCTGTCTACATCGCTTCCCATTGGAGGCGTTGGTAAGAACTCAGGCTTGAACCCTGCTTTGTAGTATATCTTCTCACCATTCTGATTGGTGACACTCTTAACTCCTGCTCCCTTAGGAATAAGCAATCTGCCCTTGTTAATCAAGATGTTGTACTCAAGTCTACTTGTTTCTAAGTAGTTAGCCGCTTTATTCAGAGGTACAATATTCTTAACCCAGCCTTCACCGTAAATACCCCCCACGTTGATGTCAGGTTGATATATCTCAAAAGGTAACTTCTTAAAGGAGGTCAATTCATTCCTAAGTATCTCTCCACTCTGTGGGCTTGTGGTTACCACTCTTATTCCTTCCTTAGTAACACACCAGGTCTCGTGTAATATAACATTCTTTCCCCCGGCATCTACATTGTTCTCGTTACTGATAATTAGGTTCTTGTAATCGCTCTCTGATAAATTACTTGTAGTAGTTAGATTCTCTGTAACCTTCTTGTCATAATTAGGGTTCTCCTGGATTAACTCCAAAGGCTTACTCATAACCTTAACCACATACCTTGCGTCTTCAATGCTCGAACAGTACGGGTCAATGTAAGTATCAAAAGGATCTAAACACTCTATCCAAGCATTACCCTCCCCATCGTCTAGCTTATCGTCGTATCCATACTGGAATATCCCTAATCCATAAAGCAGTCCATAAAGCAAAGCCTTGTTAGCCTTCTCTTCTAAATTGAGCCTGTCATACTGGAACGCCAAATATTCCCCCAATATTCTTGAAGTGTCACTATCTAGTTCCCCATAAGGCAAGGCGTCTACATCCCAAGTAGGATTAGCCTTCATGACAGCATTTCTGACAGCCCTACAAACCATGTAGGTATGATTAATGTAAAAGGTTAATGGGTTTCTAACATCCTTTATAAATGTTCCTGTTACTTTATCATACTTGAGATTCTGGTTACCCTTGTAATACATGTAGTTCACAAACCATTGAAGTTCAACATTATTGCCTCTCCAATTCCTACTCTCATCAAACTTCTCCTTAGTATAGGATAACCAATATTCTTTGTCGTACTTCTTCTTACGACCCTTCTCCTCGTAATCTTGAGCTGTGCTTACCATTTGTATATCAAACTAGATTAATAATCCTCGTTCTTTATTCCTTGTTCTTAAAAGTCTTTTCTATTGCTTCTTGAATGACCGTATCCATATTCTCCAGTTCCACTAGATTACTAGTATCTTCTATTTCTTCTTCTTCGGGTTTTTCTCCATAAGTAGTAAACTCTGGTAAATCCCTTGCTTTAAGTAGTTTTTGTAACTCTTTTCTCTCACTTGAGCCTGTTATTACCTGCAAAGAGGCTATAACCCCAAGAGCCACTACTGCAATGCCAAGTAAAATACACAAAACTATGACTGTTGTTTCCATATATACAATTATAACATATTAAGTTGTTCCCCTTTTTTAACACCTTCTATCCTAGCTTGAGCTATTTCCATATACTCTGGCATCATTTCTATTCCTATAAACTCTCTATCTAACTTCTTACAAGCCATACCTGTTGTACCACTACCCATAAATGGGTCTAGTACCACCTGTCCTTCTCTACTTACTAACTTTACAAGGTACTCCATAAGAGCAATAGGTTTAACTGTTGGATGGTTGTTTTTTGTATTCTTACTTTCCATTTCCTTATAGTAAACTTCGCCAGAACATTCTGAGTGGTCGTTAGTTCCATTTAGTGTTAAGTCGCAAGTCTTACAAGTTGGACTTTGACTATAATTTCCAGCGGTAAACTTTTTAGATGTTTCCAACCCCTCACACCCTATATTCCTTTCTCTCTTACTTGCTTTGGCACAATAAAAAAAGCGAGATGCTGAACCTGAATCTCTTATCCCAGTTTCCGTAACAACTCCAACCTTAAAACTACTAGCACTATAATTACCACC